GATAGCTGTTACAGCGTTTATTAGGGCTGTTGGTCAACGTCAGGGTAACGATAAACTAGTAGAAAAGACATTTCCTATAATCCTGCACATCGAGGGTGGTAGAGGTTGGGGAATTTACGAAGATGCTCGTAATCCAAAGTTCATACGTCCCGGCATTGTAGATCAGATGATACGTATTAGCTCTGTAATGCCTATTGATAAGTATTACATCGAAGCTAACGCTACGCAGGAAAATGTACGTCGTGAAGCAGAAAAAGCACTAAACACATACGTACATGCAATCATCAACAAAGACAAAAAGATTGATCGCATCAAAGCTATTATGGAGCCAGTGTTTAGTAAGTATGATGCTATACTGTATGCTAGTACATGCCGTGAGTCTGTTGGTAAGTTTTTTACACAGTTGTTGTCGTTAAATCCATCGGCAGGACATGATGATTACCCAGATGCTGTATCATTGGCATTTAGTAAGTCATCAATTAACCCAATGGCATTTACGTACTACCCAACACAAAGTGTTAAGAGTGAATACGAAAAGAAACCAACTATCTATATCGCAGATGATGACGATCTATCAAGATTCGGTGCTAACGCTTGGGAGGTGTTTTAATGGTTCAGGTAGTTCTGCAACAGTAGCCTGAATAGGCATCAGATGTTGCATAAACTCATCGAGGTCCTTGTCACCTTCACCAATCTGCGTTACAGAACCAGTTTTATCCTGTGACTCTAAAGCTGCAAGAGCAGTCTCTAACGCCCACTTACGTAGCGTTGGGACTGCTTTTTCATCTGATATGAGATCGCCAATCTGGTCTGCAATAGAATCGACTGATATACCTCGATTTTCGAGTGCTTTCTTTAGCTTTTTCACGTAACCTAACTCCACAAATAGATACCTTAAAAATACGGGATTGGCAAACATTCTCATAAGGTATGCCATGACTTGACGACGACCCCATCCAGGGTATGCTCGTCGAACACATTGCTCTGCATCTAATCCTTCCTCGATGAGCTTGGCTATCAATATATCTTTACCACGTAATCCTACTGGTACATTGTCAGCACTAGCTTTATCTATTGGATAGCTAAATAGATCATTACGCCAAGGTTGCCATGTAAAACCTGGGAAGATCATATTGTGGTGATTAAGGTTTTTATTGATGCAAATACGACGAAGCAATGGTATAAAACGACCATTGATGTCTTCTACATACTCACCTTTCATAGCAGCCCATCTATTCTTATACGATACTAGTCGTATATCAGGTGGTACTACATCGCCAGCTTCGTAGATAGAGTACGTTTGCTTAACACCGTTCAAACGTGTGCGTTGTAAAGTAATCATGTGGTTCTTGGTTTAACTACTCTTGTGTTGTTTTTGTTCACTAAACATGGAGACTGCAATGGCAATAGCATTGCTGCAATTATCAAAGATTGTTGATGGACGAAAGCCAAATTTAGGGCTTACCAAAGATCAACAAGAATTTCTCGAATGGGTTGCTCAACAAGAAGAGCCAATCGATATCGAGCAGATGTTTGCCGAAACTCAAGGTGAGTACGGCAACGGTTCAAAGTTACCAACAATTGATGTCAAATACATTTTGGAGAGACTCAATGGAACCAAATAAGCAACGCTTCCAAGTTATTGAAAGCAAGGCTAATGGTACATTCTACATTGTAGATACGTTGTACAATAGGCACGTAGATCCATTGCCATTTTCACAACGCGAACATGCTGAAATAGCTTGTGCTGAAGGCAATAGGCAATACGAAGAATCAGGAAACATTCCATATACATGGACCTTAGCATCTATCATAGATGGGCTTAATTCAAATTTGAATATGGTGCAATTATGATAATGCAATGCGGTCATGCTGCTAATGGAACAACAAGCTCGGGAGATCCAGCTTGTGTTATATGCGTAGGATTTGATGAAGGGGCAACAAAAGTTGCCCTTAATCAACCTAATCTAGAAGGTAGAACTGCTAAATGTTCTTCATGCAAAAGAACAACGCAAAGCAAAGCAACATTAGCATTTTTCTCACATCGTCCATCGCATGAAACAGATGGATATTACTGCGGATGTAGAGGTTGGGAATGAGTAAAAAAGTAGAGGAATTTGGAATCGAGAGACCTGTTCGTAATTATGATTTGTTTGATTACGACGACGGTGTACTCATTATGCACAAAGGATATAAAGGCACAACAACCTATAAGTACCTAACCATTGTTAAGATGGAGCAGGTAGATGGGCAATGGGTTGTTTACGATACACTAGGCAACATTGGCGATGCCGACGGCTTGTACATATCAAGGGTTGGCGATCTTAAATACTTCGTCCCTAACAACTTTGTTAAGGATGATAACGGGTATATCCCAATTGTGTTTGCAGTATCTAAAAATCGAGTAGTTAAATACTTGAATGAATTAGAGTGCAACAAATATTTCAAAAACGTAACATTCAATAAGGAGAACGGCAATGGGTCTAGATCATTGGGTCACTAAAAATTACAGTATCAATCAATACAGTTTTAACCAGTACGAAGCAGACTTTGTTCTAACTGGTCAAATGAATGTGTATGATCCAGATACAATCGAAAAGAGGACCAGGAATGTGTACTTCGCATTAAGCAAAGATGCTATCTGTAATATATCGACACAGGTTATTACATGGCGTAAATGCAATTGGTTCCATGCTTACTTTGTCAATCATTTTGCAGATGGTGTTGACGATTGCAGACCTATCCTAATAGGCCAACATCGTATGCGTGATTTTATTTCTGATTTGCAAACAATCAAAACTGCATTTGAAACTGAGCCATTAGAAAAAGCTAAACAAATAGCAGAAGAAATAATGCCACCAGCAGCAGGATTTTTCTTTGGTGGAACAGAGATAGATGACTGGTATTTCCAATCAATTGCTGAAGCGAATGATGTATTTTCTAAATCAATAGAAGAAAATACAGACATACCATTCTGCTATGAATACCAAGCATCATGGTAATCAACGCCCCATATTGTAGTAATGTGGGGCTAATTTTTTTAACAGGAGGATGTAATGAGTGACGGATATAACGGCTGGTCTAATTATGAGACCTGGGCTGTAAATGCACACATAGGGCATTGTCTTGACAGCATTGCTCGTGATGAATGTAACAACACGTATCTCGAAGATACTACTGGTGTAGATGCTTCGGATTTAGCCGATCAGTTCAAAGATTGGTATGAAGAGCATATCAAAGCTTATGCAGTACTGCCTGATCTTATCAGCGATTTAGTTCGTGATGATAAAATCAATTGGCGCGAACTAGCAGAAACAATTTTGTCCGACATTATTATTGACAAAGAAAATGAATAAAACATCTGATGCAGATTTACGCAAGCATATTGATGCGATGCTGGAAAAACGTCGTATTAATTGGCTTGATACATGGGACGATATACAAACTCCATATACAGGTTGCCTTAAAGTAAATCTGTTATATGACGATGGTGTTATTGAGCACGGACAATGGTATTACGAATCATTGTTTACTGATTTCAAATACCAAGAAGCAAACAACAGGTATTTGATTGCCTATCAAATTGCAACGCCAATCCCATATTGGGAACAACATCCTACTGGTAAATCAAAAGTGTTTTATTCAGTAGAACGCAGAATGCAGGATAACCATTACGGTGGTGTAAGTGTATTTTATGACATACTCAAGCATTCAAATCATGGGGCTGTCACACAAATCTTTGCAACACACGAGTGGGAAGACACGGCAAATGCTGTTGCCGATTTGTTAAACACAATGAGAGGAGTAAAAGAATGTTAAACAACGAACAGCAACTATTCTTTGCTTATGAAAAGCTACGATCAAGTGCTGAATGGATTTGGAAACTTCGGTCAGAAGGCAACAAAGACAAAGATCGAGATGAACAGGCATTCGACAATTTGGTAGATTGCCTGAACGAAATCAACATACTTCACGGGATCGAGAGATATGAATAAAATCAAAGTCAAGCTATCTCAACAATGGCAAGTACCGCAGAAACCAGATAAAAATGGTAAGCAGTACCCACCATTAGTTGAGAAGCTTGAAGTTGAATTGGACAGTACGATTGAGCAGCTTGCTGAAACGTACACCATGCTAAACGCAGAGTTTTTCAAAGCCAGAGTTAGTCATATGAAAGGTCTAAAGCAGCGTAGTGCTGTTAATGATTACATGAAAGAATCTGGCTGGTAACTTGCAAGTAACTGATTGTTTCATTATATTGGTGACAGGTGATGACAATAGGAATTGAGTTTGAACGTACTGCTGTAAATGGCAAACGGTTCATACGAATTGCTCCAATCATTACAGGAGTTAATCAACAGGCTGCATTTCACATCAAAGCAGTAATTGCTTTTGTTGTATTGATGAGCAGTGTTGTTGCAATTGGCAATGTATTACAATAGTAACGTTTCCTCTCCATGTACGTTACTGCAAGCCCTGGGGAAAGTATGTTGTGGTAAGCATACCTCCCCAGGCATTTTTATCTATGACGCACATAGCACTACCGTATCATTTGTACGTTAACGTACGCAACAGTTATCTCGGACCTACAATGCCTGAAGGTGTTACCAAAGGTATATGGCATGGGATTCATAGCCGTGAAGGTCAGATGCTTATGTGTCATGTTTTACTAGAAACAGGAGCACATTGGTCTGGCATACCGTTGCATGCACTATCTACAAGTGATAACTTCTTTGAGCCTAATGAGATAGCACCGTGGTATGCTATGGGTAATAACATTACTGCTACTCATTTGTCTTATTTAGAAGGTCTTACTTCTATTTGTAGACATAACTGGGCTGTACGTTTTGGTAGGCACACAGGTATTATGATTGACTGGTCTGATGGATTTAGTCGTTATCCTCAAGAGCACAAGCCTTTGAACTTAATTGCTACTGATCCCGGCCCATTTATCATTATGCCAAACAACTATGTAACGTTATCTGATAAACACTTTACACACAGTAACAAACATGAAGAACTTAAACATTACAAACGAAACGAAGAAGTATACTGGGAGTATGGCAACGATCACAATTCACCCAGTACCTTCTAGCAAGCAACTTGAAGCATTATTGGCTGTACTTAACCATGAGTACAAGAACAACAAAAACATTGAAGTAATAACGCAGTATTCAACAACAACAATAAGGATAACCTTATGACGTACACAGGAACGATTGTCTTCATTGGTGAGACAAAGCAAGTATCAGACAAGTTTGTAACCCGTGAATTTGTATTGAGCAATACAGAGGACAAGTACCCACAAGAAGTAAAGTTCCAAGTAACACAAAAGAATTGTGGTTTGCTTGATGCTTACAATCTAGGTGATGAAGTAACTGTTCATTACAACCTACGTGGTAGACGTTACGAAAAGAACGGTACTGTTAACTGGTACAATAGCATCGAAGCTTGGAGATTTGAAGGTGGCAAGGCTAAGAAAGCAACAACAACATCTGAAATGGACGTAGATGACATCCCGTTCTGAAAACAAACGATCCAGCGATCGCTATACGATTTACGATCTCATGGACGCAACAACTCTGTCACGCTCTGCATTGCTGAATGTTATAAACGGAAGGCGCAACAGAGGTACGGCAGCATTGATACCTATGAGAGAAAAGAAATTACAGCGTTCTGATACACATAGATGGATCATGACATACTCCCACCGTGCTTACTTAAAGGTAATACGGTGGGCAGTAGAAAATTCAAGGAAATCAAAATGAGCAATAAGCCAAAGCTGGTAGAGAAACCATCAAACCGTTATGTGCTAAAGGTCAATTCAAATACACCTGAATGGCTGGATTTACGTAAACTGTTAATTGGTGGTAGTGACATAGGTGCCATATTCCAGGCTAATCCCTGGGTTACACGCCATCATTTATGGGAGATCAAAATAGGTTTGGCTGCTCCTAACGAAGCTACGTTTAGGATGAACGCTGGTCATTTTATGGAGGAAGGCATTGCTCAAATGGCAATACACCATGTCCCTGAAATAACTACAATCAACCCAGACATAGGCATACGCATACATCATAAGCAATCCTACCTATCTTCAACATTGGATAGGTGGGGTACTTATGTACGTGAAGATGGTACGTTTGGTAAATATGTTCTTGACTGCAAGAACTCAGGCGTAGGACAATATCAAAAGTACAAGAAGTCAACGATACCACCGTATCACTACTGGCTTCAGATACAACAACAACTACTAACAACACAGAAAAGCATTAAAGCAGATAAAGGTTATCTAGCTTGCTGGCTAGGTGGTCAGATGCTTAAAGTGTATTCAATCGAACCTTGTATCAAAACACAAGAAAACATACTTAAATATGCTGATGTGTTTCAGAATTGCGTTCTAAAAAAGACTCCACCAACTGACGATATGTTTGTTGGTTTGGATGACTACATGTTTGAGCTTTCTGATCTAGTATTAGAAACATCAAGTGTTGTTTTAACAATTGAATGAGGAAGCAATGAGCAAAGAACTTGAAGCAGCTTATGAAAAGCTTTTAGCTGCTGCGACAGATTACTGGGATGATTATTATGAGAATCATGGCCCAGATGATACTAAAATCACCTACGATTTACACGCAAAGCTAGAAACTGCTATCTACGAAGTAGAGCAGATAAAGCTTATACAAAAGCAGCAGTAAAATTAAACCCCTAATTACATGAGTAGTTAGGGGTTTTTTTTATCCTTGACCGCGATACTTCTTTTGCCTACCGTTAGCTGATGTCGGACTCAATTTAGTGTTAGCTGAATTGCCTTGCCTAGTTTTCTTTGGTCCGCTGTTTAGCTTTTTCTTGGTGTTGGAGTTTAACTTGAGCTTACTCATGAGTGTCCAATAGACTCTTCAGTTTCTTCTACTTTCTTTGACTTGCGCTTAGTTTCGATAGGAGCAACTGTCTCAACTGGTTCTTCTTTAACTGGTGTTGGGATATATGGTGTTGGCTCTGAAAACAGACAGTATTCCATATCAATCCAAACCATTTCATTAGTCTCTGCAACAAGAAGGAAAGACCAGCTACGAGCTTGAGTTTCGGTGATGCCATATACATCGTATGTTTTATCCAACAACAGTCGTCCAGCAGGATTTTGTGGGCTACGCACTAGCGAGATGAGTGCGTTGCGAGATGTGTCTGGCAACTTTGCAGGATCTTTTACCTTGATTGCAATTGGCTTAAGCAAGTGCATACTATACTTTCATTAGGTTAATAAAGGGATTTCTTTTTTGTTTTCTTTGGCATAGACTTTTCAACATCTCTTTCAATAGCACTGTATATGCCGATAGGTGCTATAAATGATCCACCTACTTGTTTTGCAGAGCGTTCCCAGTTAGGCTTGAACTCAGGCAATATACCGAAAGTATGCATCATGTACATTGCTCCAATTGCAAGTGCTTCCTTTGGTCCAGAATAAGCAGGACCACCTGGAATACTGCGTATTAAATCTGTCAATGCTGATTCTTGTTTTCGTTGGTATGATTTTTTGGTCATATCCGTATTCCACAACAAGTCTTCATACGACATTTTATTTATACCAATAATAACACCAGACTTAATTAGCGAAGATACTGGTGGTGCAGTGCCTAGCAAGTTTTCATTTATACCTTCTACTTGGTTAAGCAACTCTTGATTGTTAACACCGTATTGTTCCAAAGCTGTCTGCAGCAACCAAGTAAAAGCAGCAGTAAACAAACCATGTACAGCAAGTTGAGCAGTACGCACTGTCGGCAATTTAGTAGGCATTGCTGAAGCTTGGTCAAAGTTTGTATATGGAGTCTGCACAATCTGATTGCCTACGTCTACACCATATTTAGATACCAAAGCTTTACGAAACTCTGGATCATCTGCAAAGTTTGAGAATACATCTGCCCAAAACTTCTGTTCTTGTACTGGCTGAAATGTAGTAAGCCTGTTGAAGTTTTGTGAGTATTGACTAAACAATGATAAAGCTCGTCCCATTGGAGTGCGTAGATTATATGCACGTTGGTCAAACTTACCCTGCAATACATCTACAACGGCATTAACAAAGTTAACCCGAGCTACTTGGTCGTCCATTTTTGGTTGACCAACGTTAAGTCTGTCAAAGTTCTGTTCACCACTAGCAGCAGCACTTATTGTTGCACCTACTTCTTGGCTACCTTGCCAACGCCATACATCAAGTCGTCTATTGTTAAGACGAGCAAGATTAGCAAATGGATTTAGCAAACTACGTGCATACGCAGTTTTGCTATCTTCATACGATACTGGTGCAAATGCTTTTGACAACTTACCAAACCTAGCAGAGCCAATAAGAACAGCGTTAACAGGATCAAGATTCATATCCCACAACTCGCTGAGATTACGCAGGTATTGATTCTGTTCATTAGTTAATGACAGTGACAATTGACCGTTACGGATCTCTGCGATAACATTCTCTTTTAGGTATACACTTTTGCGTATGTATTCTTGGATATCTACTAAATCGTCATCGGTCAATACTTCAGCCAACCCATCGTAATGCTTTTTGATTTTATCAAGTTCAGCCTGTTGGCGTTGCAATGGAAGAGTCCAACCAGACTCTTTACGTGCAGCTTGATCAGACGTGTACACTTGGGCATCCATACCCACGCCTTGAGTAAGACGAGCAGATAGACTAGCTGCTGTTGCAGTACCCTTCTTGATCTGATTTTTAGCACCAAAGATGTTGGCGATAGTTTCTCTTGCTTTAATAGCTGACAATGTTTGGAATGCACGGCTTGCATAACCAAAACGGTTACCAGTAGCATTCTTAACAAACTTAAAACCAGTTTTCCAACCTGTCCGAATTAACAATGCAGTTGCTATTGCAGGTGGAAGTCCAGCAGCAAGTTCTATTGGAGCAATTGACAATGCAGTAGCAACAGTTAATGCTTCTTTACCATAACCGTGCATAAGCTGGCTAGCAGAGTTCATAACATTAGCTGCGCCTTTATAAAGCTTTGCTACTCCAGGAGGAACTGCATCTCTACCAATTGTACCAAAAAACTTGATGTTATTATTACGACCCATTGACAATGTTTCTGTCGTTCGCAAGGTTTGATCCGGTGTTAGTGTTTTCATTGTAGAAACTGCTGCATTAGAAGCAAGCCACTCACCTAGCTTATCAACACCACCAAACTTCTGGGCTATGTACTTACTCTTACGTGACATGATTGCTCTGTCAATAGTACCATTAACTTCTCCAGTAAGAGCAGTTGTTACGGTAGCAAGATCTATGTAATTCAAAGCACCTGATTCAGAATTGTAGACTACAATACAATCCTTATATCCATTATCCTGGTCAAGAGTATTCTTGTATTCGTTTGCACCTGCCAATGATTCTAATAATCTTTCATCCGTAGCAGTAGATTGACCAAATTTACCAATCTCTTTTTGCAGATCTTTAATAGCTTTAGATACTACAAGAGTATTAGGTAGTCGTACAACACCAGCAAGATTGCCGTTGATAGTACGCATCGAGTTTTGGTCATCACCAATGAACGTAATTGACATTGGTGTATGAATAGGCATGCCAATCTCATCGGGATTGAGGTGCATCTTACCATTATTGGTAGCATTAACCAATGATTGACGTAAGCCATTGCTACTGTGGACGTCTACTGTCTGCGTGTAGATAGCATTGTCATTAGAAAACTCAACAAGAAGATTGTTTTCAGCAATACCTGAATTGAGATAATCCATCCCCAATGTTTTGCGTACGTTCTTTTCTTTGACGTAAGCATTGCGGAAGATGGCATTAGTCTTGTTAATTACATTGTTAATTGCTTCTTGGTTTTTACGATAAATCATATCAGGATTGTAGTCAACCTGATCGCCAAACAACGCTTTCATAATCTTGCTGTCTACAAGACTGTACAATTCTACTGGTGTTCTATCTTCAGGATTAAGAACTTCCATTTCAAAGAAAGCATTAGTCTTTGTAAGCTGCTTATTCTTTGCGTTAGCATGTGCGAGCCTACGACGCAAATGTGATACGACAAACCTGCCTGCATCAACAGCACCAATATCTTCAGGAAGGTTGTACATCTTCATCACACCCATAGACTCAGCAAGACCGCCAAGTTTCATGAGCACTGATTCGCGTACAAGCTTATCACTTTGGTTGGTATTTAGATTATCTCCAGCTACTCCAATCAAATCATCCCAATTACCTTTCTCATAAGCGTCAAACCATTTAGTTAAATCGCTTGCCATAGTATCGTAATTGACATACGACATAGCATCTACATTGTCTGCAAGCGTAGAGTAATACCTGGCATTAGCTTCTTCCGTAAGTTCTTTAATCATGCCTTCAGCTTGATTAATTACATCGTAAAAAGCACTATCTGTTATTTCTCGTACGCTACCATCAGGGTTATAAGCATCGTTGTTGTATTCACGCAAACGATTGATATACTCACGCAATACTCCAGCGTAACTATGCTGATATGCTGCAATAGTTGCATTGTATGTTTTAGCTGCAATAGCTTGTTTGACTATTGAAGCAATCTCTGCTCGGCTAGCTTTACCTGTTGTAAAGTATGTCTCATCAGGCATAAGAAGATTAATCATCTCCGTCATATCTGCCTGATCAAAGAATCCGTTTTCTTCAGGTGTAGCAGTCATAAGACGTTCGCTACCATCAGGCAGTATAAACTTTGCAGTCAATGTAGGTACAGCATCGTCTTTTAGATCTACAAAAAACTCTGGCTCCGGTATTAACTGGGCTGGTTGTTTTGCATACGTCATGCCTGCTAGTGTACTACCATCAGGTCGTGTTTCAACAAATGGAACTTGGACATCTTTAGCAAACGGGTTATTATCTCCACGAAGCATTGCCATTGCTTCTTGTGCACCATCTCGAGTAAACAGTACACCTTCTGGGAATAGCTTATTGTATTGGTCACGCCAGTTGTTGAGGAATCCTAACTGCCTATCCTTGATACCGTTAAGCTGTTTGTGCCTCCACGAATGACGTACTGCAGATCCTGATTCAAGCGAAGCAAACTTTGGTAGCTTGGTCATAGGATCATATTCTTGTCCTAGCTTTGCCTGTGCTACACGAACACTGGTGCCTGCTGGCGTTAGGCTTACGTTTGCAGATTCAAAGATTGGGGTTTCTGCGCTGTACACTTTTTGGTCATTAGCAAAGTAACGTACCATATCAGATGTACTTTGAGCAGATAGTACGCCATACATCGTAGCTAGTGTGCGAGTCTTACTTGCACCACGCAATTGATTCTTGTAGATCTTTGCGCCTTCACTAATAGCCTGTGTAAAGTAAAACGCTTTGGCTGCTTTGTAGTATTGCTCACCTTTGCTGCGACGGATCTTATCCCACTCGCCTGTTTCCATAGTACGCAATACAGTAGGATCAAAAGCATGGAGCATCGCATCCATAAATGCTTCTTTATCACGCATCTTTGGAAACTCATCACGCAAATACTGCTCAACACCTTCTGTAATGTTTTGCACTTCAGCAAAATCTAGAGACAGCAGGTCTTTACCAAGATACTTATTGAGTCTATTAAGAGGTCCTGCCTTACCGTTGTTAAGCGCAGTGCCTGATATTTTAGGCAACTTACCATTAAACAGACCTAGCTTACGACCTGGCTTTTGACTTGCTGGAGCAACTGCATAATCATCAGGTACATCAACACCATCAACCTGCGGTCTATCAAATATCAAGCTTTGCTCATATATGATATTGTCAATAATGTCAATGCCGTTAGGCAACTTAACATTAGCACCAATGTCTTTAACGCCACGATAGTAGTCGTAAAAACTGCGGTCCACTACAATTGGGTTAGTTACTTGATCTTGTAAATATACATTGTCGCCAAAGTCTACATACGCTGAATTTAGAGCAGACAGTATTCCTGTTTCAGGGTTGATAGCACCAAAGAACTTGCCTTGTATGCGACGACGCTGTGCATCGTTATATGCCCTATCTAATTTTACTTTTCTACCCAAATCAAGTATTGATGTAGGCAAAGTAATTTTTGTACCTTCTTTGCTACCTAGACTTTCACGATCAATTACAACACGATTGCCTTTAGCAATTTGGTCTTTAATTATGGATGCTATTTCCGGTACTACGTCTTTTGATGTTCGTTTGTCAATAGGTATAAGAACAAAATTTGGGACATCAGGCAATGGGACAAACTGCTGCTTTACATTGAGATCTATCAGATTGTCTTGATAGTTATTTTCTTCTGTTCCCTTAAACGAAATGTCTTGAGTTACATCTTTAATACCAGTACAACGTATTAACGTTACATCAGGATTTGCCTGAAGATATTGCTTTAACTTTAGATTGTCCATCTTATTCTTAACATCGGCAAGACTAACATGGCCAATAATGTCACGAGGGAATATTTCTGACAATGCTATTCCATCAGTTGCAATAAGCTCATTAATTGCATTGTGAAACAATCCTTGATGATTGATTGTCTCAGCTACTGGTATTGTCTCATCTGGAGTACGCAAGAATATACCATCGCTAGCAAGCTCCCATGCTACGTTTGGAGTTATGTCGATAATAGTACGTTCTTTTGTCCACATACGCCCAAGCATTTCCTTAATATGGATTGCCTGAACTGGATCAACTTTAGGCGATTCTCCGCTAAAATCAACCCAAGCATTTGGATCTGGAATTACCTTTCTAAAAGGATCGAAATTAGCTAGTGTTGCATTAGCACCGTTGTAATTACTTGATTCCTTTGATACTTTTAAGGCATCGGTATCATAATTGTATGACTTGCCAAGTATACTTCTGTATTCATTAATTATGTTTTGAACCGCAGAAATATGACTTTGGGCAGCATCACTAGTTGTCCTAATATCAATAACGCTATTTACACGAGCAGACGTCGAAGCTAAAGAAGAAGAACCATACATTTTTCCTACAAATGTTTCTTGGTCACCTTTTATCGGTTGCGTGTATTTCTTAACAAGGTCCCAAATATTTTTGTCAACAATACCTTGTTTATTGTAGCGTTCTATCGATGCCAGTGTTTCAGCATATGTTGCTTTAGCAGCTTCATTTGTTACTGCAAAAATTTTACCAAAACGAGTTTTAGTAAATACTTCTCTTGGGTCATAAGGCGTATAACCGTATCTATCGTATTGAGCTTGTTTGAAATAAGCATCATTGGTTTTAAGATTATTGACATCAGCTAAATGCTCAATAGTGAATTGAGCGTAAAAACCTGGGGATGCGTCTCTATAAATTGCACCTTCAATACTATCTGATCCAAAGAATTTAATTTTGTCAGTTTCTTTTGTTGAATCAAACGTTATTCTGTTGTATTTATCCTGTCTTACAGATTCATAATAATTATTGAGGATAGATATACCGTCGCCAATATCTTCTCCTGTCGCTGAGTTAGCATCAAGTGTTTTGCGTATACCATCAAGCATGTTAACACGCATATCCATTGCGCGTTTCGTAAACGGCCTACCCATTGCATCACGCATTTGAGTAGGGTCTGCATCAGATACAGCTTTGTATTCGTCTACTGTATGTGCGCCAAGTTTAGTTAGCTCTTCATGTAGTTTTAAGAACTGGTTGCCTTCTGTTTTACGTAGGTATTCAGAATTGGATATAATATCTGGATCTAAATCCTCGCTACTCCAATCAGGATGATCGTACAAAACGGTAATCATATCACCGTCATGGTCACGACCAATAGAGTTAATAACAAATGGCTGATTTGCCATTGCTCCTGTATTAAGATCGCTGTCAGCACCTACCAATACACGAGGAGCCCAACTAGTCAAAGCATCAGCAGGGTTTAGTTTGCTAATAGTTTTACTGCCAAGCATTATGTATGGAGTGTTAATACCCCTAGCTCTATCTTTTTGGGCTTGTAGGTTTTTAATTTCAATGTCTTGCATTGACATGATGTACCCTTGACCCATGTCTGGCAATACACCATCTTCATCGTAATGCTCATCGATGTGTCTTTGAGCATCTTGTTCCCAAGCTTTAAGGCGTTCTTCTACAAGATATTCTTTTTCATCATTATTAAGCTTTGACTTTTCTAATGATTCCAGAATTTCCTGGCGTTTCCATTTACGACTAATCTCCCAAATGTTAGATTGATGATTAGCTTTAGGAATATATGGAGCAAGACGATACGACTTACCAGATACCAGCGTCTTCTCTGCTGCTTCCGAATAATTAGCAAGAACACGTTTAGCTATTGGCTTAAGTTCTGCACTACCACGTAGTAGATTCGGGAATATGATATCTAAAGCACGTAGCTTATTAATGTTGACTCTATCATCGCCAAGCATTGTATTCTGCAAATGACGCAATACTTGTGTTTTCATGTCAACATCACCAAACACAACATCGCTTTCGTCCATCTGCTCGATTTGACGAATCATACCTTCAACCAAGTTCTTAATAGGCTTGCTGTTTGTAACAGGTCCACCTTCAAGAATGGTTTTGTACCCATCGTACATTTGTGCAAACTTATAGATGTTGTGCTCACGTATACGCTTATGAGCATTTTCCAATACGTTAGCTGAATCGTTTTCACCAAATGCAGTATATGGTGTACGATCCAATCCAAATGTAACTCCACGAGAAAAGTCATCATTAGATTTAGCCATGTTAGCTAAACCAATAGCGTTGTCGCCTATTAGATCATATGTCCTTACAAGTTCAGGATGTACCAGCTTGTCTGTATAACGTACATTGATTTCTTCTGCTGTTACAGGCTTAAACTCACCATTGTTTTCAAAGCCCATTAATGTACCATCGTCGTCATGCACCGCCATAATTCCAGGCTCTTGAGCACTACGCTTGTATGTACGGGCTTTACTTTTAATACCTGATTGAACTACTACGCTAGAAAATCCTTCACCTTTAAGTGATTCAAACCAACCATCTACTTCTGCTCTACCTGTACTGTAAACTGGGGTAAAGTCAGATTTGTAAATCCAATCGCCACCATAACCATATTTGATAGCTCCTATCTTATCAGGGTCTTCGTTATTTAATTCAGCAAGAGCATCATGAGTACCTTTGTTAATCATGTAGCTTGCGCCATCATGCCACTTTGAAGGTGGAACTAGTTTCTTTGGCGTAGGTTGATCTAACTGTTTTTCCCAAACACCAGGTTGAACTTCTTTGTACTTACGATTACCAAGATATTCTGCTACTTCACGTTCACCAAGATTATATGGTCGTTCACGATCAGCTTTAACGTCAGTAATAAATGTGGCACCAGCATCAATAGCTCTGCTAATCTCATTAAAATCAGGAGCAACTCGTCCAGAACGATTGCCTTCGGCAGAAATGAATACTACATCGCTAGGAGTGTAATTGCCAGTATTAGCCAACTCTCCAAAGCTTGCAGCATATTTAGCAGTGCTACTAGCATCAGATCCACGACCGATAAACTTATTAGCTTTATCAGCTTTTGCTTGGTCTTTAACAACATACTGCGTATCGCCAACTAGTTTAACGCCTGCTGGTTTACTTTTTAACAGTTCAAATTCTATTGCTTTTGCGCCTTGTTTAAAACGTGAAATGTAAGCAACGCCTTCTTTTGTCCACCCCTCTTTATCCCAATTGCCAACAAAACGTGGGTCGTCTTGACCATAAACTGCCGTAACTACGCTTTTTATTTTTTTACCGTTACCTGTATGAGTTATTATATCCCCAGGTTTCAAATTCCCATAACGCTGCATTTCAGATGCGCTACGTGTTGTGCGTGTACGTAAACCACGCTCAATCATATCAATAGAAGTAGGTTGTTTACCTAATTCTTTTCTTACATTTTCATTGGCAAATTGAGTAGTGCCATATTGGGTTACTCCAGAAACTAAATTCTGTGGTATAAGTATTTCAGGTTTAGCACCTGTTGAAATGCTAGTAAGTTTTTGACCAGTTAACGATGCCCAAATTTGAGGATTTGCCTCAGCCCAAGCATCTGTCATAACAAACTGCTTAAGCTTAATACCACCCTTATTATCAATAATAAGCCCAAGCGTACCCCAGTAATCAATAGATGCCTGTGCAGTCTCCATGTCCATCCCCTGAATATCAATAGGAAGATGGTTAGGATTTTTACTACGAATCAAAGCATCGACAGTTTTAGCATCCTTCATTTTGTTGTAAGCAAACTGGGTTTGAACACCCATATACTTACCCATGTTTTTAGGAGCTTTGCCTTTTTTATCGACTACCTCATCGTTAAGATTTGCATGGTCAAATATCTTATGGTAGTAATTGTATATTGAAGCTGCTACTGCTGCAACTGCTTCTTCTTTACTGCCTTCTAAAGCAACTTCGTGGAATATTTCAGGACGTTGCGAGCTTGAGTTTTCAGCATGGTACTGAGCAATCCGCTTAATCAGTTCATTCCCGGCATTAGCCAATCTAGGTGCTTGCTTACGAGCAGCTTCTACCCATTTAGGTTGTGCTGTGATAGCATCACGAAGTGCAGGCTGCATTACATCTTCAAACCTAGCGTCTGGTGATGTAGAAAAGGTCTCGTTGTTACGAGCCATTTCTGCTAGCTTCCACAAATCAAATGCTGCTAGTGCAGGAGAAACATCCTTATTCTTACCAATGCCCCAACGGTTTTCACTTGTTGCGTAATGCGTAAGAGTAAGGTCGTCAATCGTCCTAATAAGTTTGGAAGCTTGCTGCCTTGCTTCAGCAGGCGTAGTTGAATAATTAATTGGCTTAATCAGTTCTGATAAATCAAAAAATATGTTACCCTGATTACCTTTAGGTAGCATAAACCAACCACTATCCAAAAGATTTCTACCAGTAGTAGCAGCATCTTTGAAAAGTTCACTTCTTTCTAAAAGATCCGAGTTGGTTACAGTTCCTATTCTAGGCAACGATAAAGCATTTGCTACACGTACGTGGCTAGCATTAAAGTGAGGGTATATGTTAGTACCTTCTGCGTTTGGCTTACCATCTATTTGCAGCATTTCGTTCTTAACATTGTTAAGACGAGTTAGCATAGCAGTTGGATTTTGTACTGAGCGTTGCAGTACCTTTTGACTAGATGGATCACGTTGCAATGCTGATAGGTCTCTAATACCTTTCTTACCTTCAAGGTCTTCACCTACTCCAAGAGGAGTTACTTCCTGTGTATTGTGGTGACTTTTGATATAACCATGTACAAAATCCCTGGCTTTAGACTGTGCTTGTGCAATCTTGTCTTCATCGGCACCCATTTGATTTAGGCGTTCAGCAATTTTGCTTGGGAAATCTGCAAGTAGCTGTACTGGGTTTTGCATACCACGATTAAGATCTGCTTCTAATTCTGATACGCGCTCTTTGCCAAGCAATTGTGCAAGTACACGCTTGTCTAACGTGGGACTTGACAACCATTCGTAACTACGTAGTTCATCATAATCACCAGTCTTGTCACTCAACTCACGCAGTTCAGCAAGTTCTGCATCAGTAATACCACCCTGACGGTTACGTACGATGTTGTGTATTTCTTTAATCTTTGCTTCAGGCGATATGTTTTCCCAATGAGGATTTTTCTCATTGAGCATCTGCATAGCATAACCCAAACCTACTTCATCACGAATACCCATGCGATCAAACTCAGCGATAATGTCGCTGGTCAATCGGATAGATTCTTCTTTTTGCTGTACGTTTTTAATCTGACGTAGCTTAAGAGTTGTCTCCCAATCCTTAAACAATCCCTTTCTTGTTCCAGCTTGAGGTACTGTTCCTTCAGGAAACAATGATCGCTGACCAGTTACAATGTCGTCTACTTCAGCTTGTGTTACTTCTTTAGCAGGAGCTTCATTTTGTTCTACTCGAAGAAGTATAGCATCTTCAATTTCTTTAGAGTTGTTTTCATAGAACTGAAGAAACTCTGGTGTAGACATCTCAGCACTACGACCTTGAACAAAAGCATCTACTACACCTTCTATAGTCAAAGGTATAGGATCGCTTGCGCTGGATTGGTCTACGTTATTTATTGAATCGCGAAGACCATCTTCATTAACAACAGCTTGTTGTTCTGCGGTAGGTAATACTTCTGCTGGTTTAATCTGCTTTGACAACTCACGGAATTTACCAAGAGCTGTAACTGCGTCTATTTCACTATTGCCAAATACTCTAGAAGTCATGTCCATAAGACGACTTCCAGTAGACTTGGCTTTAGCTGTAATCAAATCAGCAATACCATGCTTATTATCTACAAACGCTACAAAAAACTCATGTGGATCGGAAGCGACGTAAGCTGCTTCAGCAGAATTATCAATTGACCATTTTTGGAAAAACCTACTATTGAGAACTTGCTTTTGTAGCTTTAGAACTTCTGATCTAAACTCTGGGTTAGACTCAATCAAATCGAATGTAGCTGAATGCAATCCTTCGTGCATCAACGCATTGATTTCGTTATCTGAGTTACGTAGCTTTTTATCTACGTATATGATTTTGTTTTCTGTATCAAAACTTGTTTCACCGTTATGGTAAACAATCTTTTTATCAGCAAGCATTGGTTCAATCAAACCGAATACTTCTTTTTGCAGCTCTGATAACTTATTGTCAAAATCAACTATTTCAGATCTACGTTGACCAAATGTAGTTTCAACTGGCTGGTCACGAGTAGCAGGCGTTTCTTGTGCTTGATCTGTTTTAGGCGTTGTATACTTTGGATCTTGACGTGTAGCTAGTTCTTCGTACAGTTCTGCTTCAATAGCAGCAGCATCTTGTTCGGTAGAGCTAACAGGTGCTTCCTGCTCTTCTGCCATTTCACGAGCAGTTTCTACATCAGGTGTCGTCGGTTCGTTAGGTACATCTGATATATTATCTGGTATTGGATTAGCACCAGCTTTAATATCATCTTTAGCTTCTGTTGTGCGATTTTCAGCATAACGTTCAGCATCTTGCTTATCTTGAGATAGTTTGTCTGCTGCTGCAAAAGCAATAAAATCGTCTGGCGTTAAAGGTTTATCTTTACTAAAACGACCACGGTCTTTAGCAAACCGATAACCTAATGGAGCACCAGCTAATGTGCTTACGACAAGTTCCGCCAAACCATAAGGATTGCCTTCAATACTAGCTACTGCAACGTCCTGAAGTGGGTTAGCCAAAGCATTGCCAAGCAAATACGCTGCTTGTTTACGTTCAGCAGCTCGAGCATACAATAAAGCAGATGCCCCTGTACCAGCAACATTATCTACAAGAGTTCGCAGATCTGGATTCTCAAGTACCTTTTGGTACATGTTAGATCTAGCCATCATTGGAAATACAAGGCGCTGAGACAGCCCAGTACCAATTACCCCAAATCCAAAACCCATCGCTATGGACTTTTTAATTGTTTCGTCCGTAGCAGTCGGCATTGACTCAATTAGATTAGAAACAAAAAAAGTAGCAGCGGTTTGAATACCATCGCCAAATTCGGGGCTTGTAGATAAAATCCGTGCTGTATTTTGTATTGTCTTATTATTAGCTACTGCCTGATAAACTTTAGCATCTTTTAGTATGCTTGCAGCTTTTTTGAATGAATCAACTTTAGACATAGCTGCTGTACCTAACTTAATAACGCCAGGTGCTTTAGCCACAACTTTGCTTGCTAACCCAAGACCGCCAGTTCCTCTCAATGAACCAAACAAATAACCAAGACCGGTCATGATTTTATTAACATCAGACTGACCTTCCATTTTTGTATCAGCATCCATTAGGCCATTGCGTAATACAATTTCACGGAGTTCTTCTACGGTAGCAAAATCGTTGATGTCCGCAGTAAATATTTTATCCCATTCATATCCTGCGCCACCTTCTTCATTAACATTACCTGATACCTGGCCTTTGCCAGCATTCTTTTTCAGGTAATTCATTCTTTCGGTGCTTTCTTCCTGCATACGTTCAATACCTTGTTTGACGTATTTAGAAGTCCAACCCAATGCACCTTGCGCTATTGATCCTAATCCATCAATAACATTTTTATTGTCTAGTGGATTGTTAGATGCAGCAAATTTGTCTAATGGTATACGAGAACCATAAAAAGCTTTGCTTCCCGTCAACTGTTGAAGATCCGAAAACTTCCGCTTATAGTCTTCATAAATGCTGCGTAGATTTTCGTCTTTACCTACAATAGATTCAAACTCATCATCTACCCCAAACATTTGGAATAGTCCAATGCGCCATTTGCCAGAACGTTCAGCTATTGTGCTTAAAAAGTCAAGAGTACCTTCTTCTTTATCAGTAAGCATAGGAACAAGCTGATTAGCTATTGACTTTGCCCATGATGCAGAAAATTCAGATCCCCCCATTTCAACAGCAGCCTGAGAAAACTTGTCTATAAATTCTAACTGAAGATCTTTTTCTGCTTGAGCCAAGTCCCCAATAACAAGATGGGTTGGCTTAACTTGGCTACTATTCTTGTCTATTGAAGTACGTTCAACACTTACTGGTATTTGTGTTTTGCTACCATACTTGTATTGAAAACGCTGCTTGCCAATGTACTCTTGCTTCTGTTGTTTGATAGCAGCAGGATCATTGCCAATAGGTGTAAACTTTTCTTTAATAACCTTGCCATCGTGCATGGCATATTCGATGTCAACAGTGTTAGCTGCTGGTGATTTGCCTGCACGATATGTTTCTACTGGCAATCCTAAAGCATCTGCTTTGCGTTGATCCTGATTGTAATTGTTAATATCAATCAACGGCTTTTTAGCTACTGACCTAGCCGTAGGATCAGCCCCAGGAATCTGCGCTGCTGATGGTTGCTCTGGTTGCTTTGCAATGCCAATAGGTACGTTAGCTTCTGTTTGCTGTTTAGCATTATCAACCGTGTTGAACTGTTGCTTTGGTTGAACAGGTTGTTTCGTACCCTTTTCGTTAGAAAGCTTTGGCTCTGCTGCTTGAGCCTTTAGCTGTTCTGATAGCTTCGGCTTTTGCTGCTTCGGAAGATTAGCGTTTACAGTAGGAGTCTTGCTTGGTGTAGTTTCAGCAGGAGAAAAGAAATTCTTAACTGAGTTAACTGCACCTGATATAAACGATTCTTCAGGTTGTGGCTTTGGATCTGATGGCTTTTGTAATACGCCTGTTTTAAGACGCATTTTATACATACCAACAGCATTGTTATAACGATTTTGTGAACGGGTTTTTAAAGCATCTACAATGTCGCTATCAAAACCATCAAGACCATTTTCTTTAATTACTTGATCAAATGTATCATCATCTACAACAGATAGCTTTTTAGAACGTGCTAAATTCTCTGCCTTATTAACAATGCTACTTACAAACTCATCTTGAGCATAACTGTCTGTTATGCCAGATTCAACAAGTTTAACACGCAAATCATTGCTAGGAATTGCAGTGTCATCGTATTCTTTTTTATAACGTTTAAACTGTTCTTCGTCCGATAAACTTCCTTTTCCTTGTAAAGGCCGTTTAGCACGCATATATTGCATTTTTGCAGCTATTCGTTGTGGATCACGAGAATCCATACCTTCTGCTGCCTTTGCATATTCAGGGTTTGCTAATTTATAAGCTTCTGTTTGAGGGTCGCGATTATCTGACATTAGAATAGCTAATTATTTCTTTTGGAAATTAACACCTTGAATTGCTTCAATTTGACTACGAGTAGCCCCTGCTTTGACTTGCAATGTCCAATTACCTTTTTCTATTGCGCCCGAAGGATCTTGAACTGGTATACCTAGTTTATTATATTTAGTTTGGTCTTTATCCCAAAAAGCTACTCCTAAAACTTTGCCACTAGCATCTTTCCATTCAATAACATCGTTGCCAGTTACTGCGTCTTTAATTTTATTTGCTTTTAAACCAACCAAACCATATTTGCCAGTATTGCTATTGTATGCATCAAACTGAGATTTGCTTGAGCTAGAAAAAGGTTGCATTTGTGGATGTATAACTAGGTTGTTTACATCACTTAGTAAAGCGTTACCTGTTGCATCTAATGTCATATCTGGCAATACATTTGCGCCCCATTGAGAGTGCCAAGTTGTAGAACCACCGCCACCACCACCAGTAGGCGTACCTGCTTGGGTTACTGCACCTGTTGAAGCAGTTGCCGTTGGTCCATAAATAGTAGTTTGAGCAGCAAGGGCGTCTTTTCTCGTAGACTCAATAGCGTACTTTTGACCAGCTACATCGATGTTGCGCTCACCAATTTTTTGCATTGTTTGTGCTCTACCGTCAGTTGTAGCAGCTTCTTCCCACCGTTTAAGTTCAGCAGCACGTTGATCAAATGCAGTCTTAAATGTACTATTAAGTGGGGCAGTTTGGTTATAATCACCAGTACGCATTAATTGATTGTTGTAGTTTTCCAATGCAGAAAGACCCAACAAATTTTTCATACTAGTTTTAATTTCATCCAAACGAGCTGATTTTTTCTCTGTTGTTTGCAAAGCATAATCATCTTGCTTGTACTTAAAGCCACCAGTTTCGTAAGCTGCTTTGGCTTGGTCCATTTCAGTTACAGCGTTAGATGCTGCTGTTTTACCACCGCCTGCCGTTACTTTGGCATTTTGTGATTGTTTAGCAAACAGTGGTGGTTTGCCTGTTGTAGTAGTTGTTGCCGGAGTACCTGCTGGAGTTGCCGTAGCAGCAGGTGCGCCAACCAAATTTGCAACGTTTGCAACCTGATTAGCAGCTACTGCATTATTGTTGGTCTGCAACAAACCAACTCCACTTATAGCTTGTTGAAGAGCTTGCTGACGTGCTTGTAAATTACTTGGTTGATTAGCAGATACATAGTTTGACACCATGTTAAAGTTTTGATTAGCAGCAGCTTGTGCAGAACCTGGCTGGTTATTAGGGCTCATGCCACTAGTCTGCAAACTCAAAACATTGGCTGCTTGCTGTTCGACCATATTCCTTACACGCTGATCTTGCTCTGTTCCCAAAGCTGCTTGTTGTGCAGCATTTACGCCTTGTGCAAATCGCTGTTCGTTTGCCTGTATTGATTCAGGATCAAGTGTAATATTAGTCCTACCTTCACGACTCATATCATCCTGACCAAACATATTAGCTAGTTGGTCGTAATACGATGCTTTGGCTTCGTCATCCTTAAACTCAAAACCTTCATCGGTAACCGTAATTTCCGATTTAGGAATAAGACCCAAAGCCATTTTGTCCTGCATATCTTGTGCAGTAGCAGCTTTGCGTTGCTGCTGAGATCTGCGATACTTAACATTCTCTGCTAGATTTTCAGACATAGCCTGAAAAGCCAACTGATTAAGTTCGCTAGACTGACGATCTCCTGGACTTAATACTACTTGTGGCATTTTAGG